CACGGCAGACGGCGCTTGGGCGCTCTTGCACGACCAGAAGATAGACATTGGCGTCAAGATCGAGCACTCGAAGGCGCAGGCACTACGCCGTCAGGCTAAGGTGCTCACGGCAGAGGCCGTGCTGGCAGACGACGCGTCAACCAAGATCGACCGGCTCAAGGCAGAGGCAGACCTGCTTGAGTGCAACTCGGTCAACGAGGGCTGGGCATTAAACCACCAAGCTGCACTCAACGAGTATGACTACATCTGCAAGCTGATGGACGAGCTTGAGCCTAACCGCAAGCACCGCGACCTGCCGTTCTTAGAAGCCAATGAGGCCATGCAGCGCGAAGAGTGGCTAGGAGAACTGAAGACCCGCGCCGAGAACTTCCTGCTTACGGCTGGCACAATCCCGCACGACCACCTCAACACTATGCGCTGCCACCCAGACTTTGAGGCGCAGATTGTACCGCACATCGAGGCCATCACCCTGAAGGTAATTAATAGCCAAGGCGACCGCACTAGGGTATTGTCAAACATGAAACCGCTATTTTTGGAGGATAACTCGTGACTGGATTTGTAAAGACCAAGGACAATGCGTTTGTCGAATACCCCTACGGCGCGGCAGAGCTTCAGCGTGACAACCCCGAGGCGAACTACGACTATTTCTGCGACTTCGCCAGCATCTTCCCAACGACGCCTGCGGCTACCGTGGATGGTTTCGAGCTTCACTATGTGACAATTGACGAAGTACCTGAGTATAATGGCCTAACCCAGACGGTTCATCGCTCAGAAGAACCCTTTATCCGTGATGGCCAATGGGTGTTTTCGTGGATCGTTACAGATTTGACGCCAGAGCAGATTGCCGAGATGCAGGCCATGCGGGAGGAGCTTCGTGCAGTCTGAAGAACTAACACCCATATTCTGCTTCCCGACTATCGTTGTGACGGCCTTCAAGCCTGAGTTCCTCGACGCCGTGCGTGCCGTGTCAGAGGACAACTTCAAACCGCAGGACATCAACGAGATTTACCCAGTCAAGATGACGGGCAACCTCACGGACGACCCACGTATGCACGACTTCTGCGAGTATGTCGGCAGCTCCGCGTGGCAGATACTGAACAATCAGGGCAGCGACATGACCGGCGCGAGCACCTTCTTCACCGAGATGTGGACGCAGGAGCATCACAAGCATTCGCAAATGGAGCAGCACGTCCACGGTAACGGGGCGCAGCTTGTCGGCTTCTACTTCCTTGACACGCCTGAGAACTGCTCCAAGGCGCTGTTCTATGACCCGCGTCCGGGCAAGGTGCAGGTCAACTTACCAGAGGCTGACATGGGTGAGATCACACCCGCCAGCAACGCTATGGGTATCGAAGCCAAACCGGGAACTTTGATCTTTGCCAACGCTTGGGTGCCGCACGGCTTCACCCGCCACGCATCTGACAAGCCGATCCGCTTTGTCCACTTCAACATTGGTGTCGAGTACGCACCCGCGCAAGCGGCAGAGGTGATCTGATGGCGCTGTTCCACATCCGCTATAACCAGACACGCGGTCAGCAAGGGCGCGGCACGATGGATCACGTCTGGCGCGTGTTTGAGGACGGCAAGGAGTATCTGACGAAGAACGTCGAGATCAACGTGCCCTGTCGCGGCATGAAGACTGGAGCAGATTACAGCATGGTTTGCGAGGGTACACTGCACTTGGATCGCGAGACATCTACTGCTATAATAAACCCGTAAGGAACTGTACATGAGTAACCGTTGGCCCGGCGGTCTGATCCGCAAAACTCCAGTAACGCCCACTGGCCCGTACCAGACTGGGGCGGCCTCTGGCGTGTGGTCGCTGGCCGACGCCTCGTATTGGCTCAAGCAGGGTCTGTGGCCGATTGCTGGTAACGTACCGACACAGACATTTGCGATATTTGCAATAGGAACAGATGCCAGCAATATAGCAACGACCACCCGCAATAAGTACACCTACTCAGGCGATGTCGTTGCGTCAGCCACTGCGGCTACAGTGGCGTCCAGCGAAGGCTCTGCTGCGGGTAATAGCACCGCTGGCATTTTTGCATTAGGTTCAGCGCCCACCGCATCCACTACCCGCGATAAATACACATACGCAGGCGATGCGGTTTCTGCGGGTGGTGCTTCAACTGTAGCATCGTTTCGGGGTTCTGCTGCTGGAACCAGCACTATTGGCATCTTTGCGCTAGGTTTTACGACCGTTCGTGTCACCACCCGCAATAAGTACACATACTCAGGTTGCGTTGTGAGCGCAGGCGGAGCAGCTACAGTGGCATCACAACAAGGTTCCGCCGCCGGTAACAGCACCGTTGGTATTTTTGCGTTGGGTCAAACATGTTGTCGGTCTACGACCCGCAATAAGTACACATACTCAGGTTGTGTCGTCAGCGCAGGAGGGGCAGCAACAGTGGCTACTCGATCAGGTTCCGCCACAGGGAACAGCACGGTAGGGATATTCGCGCTAGGATCCGCCCGCGCCTGCTGTGGTGGTGACCTCACTACCCGCAACAAATACACTTACTCAGGATGCGTGGTCGCCGCAGGTGGCGCAGCAACATTGGTGTCGCAGCTTGGCTCTGCCGCTGGTAGCAGTACTGTGGGTATTTTTCTGTTGAGCTACGCAAACAGCACCAATAGCACCACTACCAACAAGTATACTTACTCAGGATGCACGGTAGTTGCAGGCACTGCTGTTACTCAGGCAGGCCAATCAAGCTCCGCCGCATCCAATGGCACAACCGGCGTAAACATGTAAGGAAATTCACGCTTTCACCCACTAGTAAAGATACTCCTACTGAGCTATAGTTAAACCAAACCCAAGAAGACAGAAGGACAAGAAATGAGTTTCTGGGATAAATTTTCTGCTAAGCGCCCTGCGCCTTTAGATACAGTCGAGTGGATTTTGCGCGTTACGGTATTGACGCTGGCAACGCTCATGATGGCTGTTGTTGGTGCGCTTGTCTTTGGCCTGTTTACTGATACTGTCGATAATGACAAAATCTTTGAATTGGTTGGTCCTGCGTTCAACACCATTGTCGGTGCGTTTGTCGGCCTGCTGGGTGGTCTAAGCCTCAATAACGTCGGTGCCAAACCTAAAGCACCTAAACCAGAAGCACCGCTTGAGCTTACACCAGAAACAGAAGTTGGTGAATTTAATAGCGTACCGTTGATCCGCCCTGTTGAGCCTGAGCCGGTAGTAGTAGTAGAAGACGACGATGACGACATGGAGCCTTGGGAGAAGTACCGCAACGACCTGCGCTATGACGTAAACGGCGACGGCGTGGTTGACCAAAACGACTTCCCTGACTGGCGCAACCCAGCAGTATAATGGCAGGCGACCTCTCTACCGTTGAACTGATCGGTCAACTTTGGCCGATTGTTCTTGCGTTCATTACGCTGACCATCATCCTCGCTAAGATGGATGTGCGCCTCGCCGTGGTTGAGGAGAAGATCAAGACGCTCTTTGAGCTATGGAATAACAGGAAGGACGACAAGTGAGCCTTATAAACCTTCAACAGAAAATAGGAGTAACGGCAGATGGTGCATTCGGTCCGGGAACATTTAAAAAGGCTGCGGCTTTCTATAAACTTTCGCCAGATAGGGCAGCGCATTTCTTTGCTCAAACAGCGCATGAAAGCGGCGGCTTCAAGGCTTTTAGCGAAAACCTTAACTATAGCGCGAAAGGTTTACGCGGTATCTTTGGCAAGTATTTCCCGAGTGAAGCTATTGCTAAAGGGTATGAGCGTCAGCCAAAAAAGATCGCTAATCGAGTTTATGCAAACCGTATGGGCAATGGCAACGAAGCGTCGGGGGACGGGTGGAAATTCCGTGGTCGTGGCGCTCTCCAGCTTACAGGCAAAGACAACTACCAAGCCTTCGCCAACTACATCAACCGACCAGAAGTAATGCACGACCCCGACCTTGTGTCGGGCGAACTGTGTTTTGAAAGCGCTTTGTGGTTCTTTGATAAGAACAAGCTGTGGTCGATCTGCGACCAAGGCACAGGCGACGGTGCAATACTTGCGCTGACAAAGCGCATTAATGGTGGTACACATGGTCTAGATGACCGCAAAGCTAAGACAAAGAAGTACGCAACATGGCTTTAATTCCTAATCCAGTAATGCTCTACGCATTAGGCGGTGCGCTTATAATTGGCGCGGCTTCCGGCTACAAAGTCCGTGACTGGCAGTGTGATGCTGCATATGCAAAGGCGCTGGAAAAGGCTGAGAAACTACGTGTCAAAAAACAAGAGGTAGTAGATAATGTTTCGCAAACCTATGAAGTCGAACGAGATAAAGCCGATGGGGTGGCAACCGAAAGGACCTATACCATACGCGAGATATATAAAACGACTCCTGCCGTTTCTCCTGATTG